TCCTTGTCAATTTGCTCTATCTTTTTGTTTGATTGTGCAATAAAGAAATCAGTCGCCGCTTTAACTAAATCGTCTTGTGTTTTTTGGTTTTTCTGTTGTTGAGCTAATAAATCAGCGGCATCTTTTGCCTTTTTATCCGCTGCGTCTGACTCCTCTTTTGCGCGCTTTTGTGCTAAATCATATTCCTGGCGTTGCTCGTCTATTATTTCTTCTTCTAATCTTCGCGCTTCGGCATCCTTTTCAATCTGTAAATCAATAGCATCTAACGCCTCTTTTTCAGCAACTTCACGAGCATACTGCTGTTCTGCTCTTAATTCTTGAAGTGCAATTTCATCTTCAATAGCTTTGTTTAAATCTTTGGTTTTATCTGTTTGCTCCTTTAATTTATCTGAATTTTTAGCTCTATCCTCTGTGTTTTCTTGAATCTTTTCATCAATAGCTAAATTATTAAGAGATTTTTTTTGAGCGTATAGTTTAGATAATACTTCATTTGATTGTCTTAACTCTTCTTGTGCTGCTTCAAATCTTGCAATAACTTTAATTTGTTCTTTTGAACGGAAAACAGACATTGTCTCCATTGCGGCATCATAGTATTTTTTTAAGCCTTTTAATGTTTTATTTGCTTTTGCCTTTTCCTCTATTTCCCATTGCATCTCAACTTTTATACGTGTTAATCTACCTTCTTTTAAGAATTTTAATTCTTCTTCATATTGCTGTTTTGTTAATTTTCCTTGTGATTTTTTCAAGTCTAAATTACGCTTGTTTTTTTCATAATCTTCATCAATTATTTTGTTTAATGAATCTCCAAATTTCTGACCATCTGAAATAGCATCATTCAATCCCTTTTGCGCTCTCGCTGCATCATCTGCACCCGAAGCCATTTTATAAAACGCCAATCCTAATTCAACAACAACCGCTATAATTGCCATCCAAGGAACAGCCGTCATTGCCTTGCCAGCTTTGGAAACGCCCTCTCCCGCTACTTTTGCACCCTCTCCCGCTTGTTTTCCTGCCTTGAACACGTCCATCATTCCACTTGCAACGGTCTTTAAGCCGCCCGTAGTGACAAAATTAACAGCTTGAATCGTTTTCTGAACAACCATGTAAGCACTCCACGCAAGCGCTGCTTTACCAACAACTGAAATTATTGTGCTTAGGTTTTTAGCAATAAAACTTAAACCATCAACTAAAATAGCACTTGTACCCTCACCACTTGAAAGGCTTAATACTAAAGCGTTCCAACTTTCTTTTAATTCATTAAAGGCAAATGATAATGTTTTTGTTCTATCCTCCGCCTGCTTGCTCGCTGTGCCTTGTGCGCTCATTCCTTTAGTTAATTCCTTAACTCGGTCAGTATTCGCTATTAAATTTGTCGCTGAAACAGTATTTTCCATACCAAAGACTTTTACCATTGCGGCATTATCTTTTAATAATGGTTTTAATAATGCTAATTTATCAGCCATTGAAGTAGCAGGATTCTTCAAATCTTCAAACGATATTCCTAACGCTTGCAATCTTTCTTGTGCCTCTCTTGGTAAAGCATCAGGAGCGGAAATCTTTAACATCACATTTCTTAATGCTGTTCCTGCCTCTGCTCCTTTAAGACCTTTTTCCGCAAGTGTTTCTATTAAACCAACAGATTCCTCAACTGAAACATTAGAAGATTTTGCAACGGCACCAAATTTTAATAGTGCCTCGGTTACTTGCGGTATTTCCGCACTTCCTAATAAAGCTCCATTTGCTAAGGCATCAATAAACTGACCAGCCTTTTCTGCAGGCGCACCAAATTGGTTCATCGCATCTGTTAAAGCAGTAGCGGCATCTGGCAAAGTCATTCCACTTGCTTGACTCAAAGTAATTGCAGATTGAGTAACAGCATCTAAAGCCTTTGCATTTGCTAATAATTCGGGTTTTGCCGAACCGATTAACTTATAAGCCTCAATAACCGCACCCGCTCCACCCTGAACGCCTTTACCCATTTCAATGGCTTGCTGCTTATAAAAAGCAAGGTCTTTACCACCCGCACCCGTAATAGATACTAAATCTGCTATTTTTTGGTCAAATTCAACTATTGTTTGCCCTGCTCCTTTTATAATCGAGCCAATACCAAACGCAAGCCCAAGTTGCCCTAAGCCATTTCTTAATTTGTCAACTCCTTTAGTATAATTCCCTACATTTCTGAAATTATCCCCTACTGTGCCATCAATTTTCTTTAGCTGTGCATCGCCTTCCTTTGCAGCACTCGTTACTGTTTTGTAGGTTTTAGCGAGGTCTCTATATTCTTTTGAGTTTTTGCGCCCGTTTTGTTCTAAATGTAGCATTTCAGCAGCCAACATTTTAGACTCATTTTTAAGGTCACGTGTGCTGTTTGATAGTTGTTTATAAGCGTTAGATTCATCAATAGCGGCTTTCGCTGCCTTTTCAGTCGCTTTGGCTTTTTTCTCTTCGCTTTGAGCTGTTGCATTATTAGTTTTTATCGTCTCTTGAGCAAGTTTTTGCTTTTTAATTTCAACTTCAATTAATACTTTATCAGCTGCAGCAGCATCCTTTTTAGCTTGTGCGACAACCTTATCAACAGCAACGGCATCTTTTTGCGCTTTAGTAGCCTTTTGAGTAGCAGCAACAAAATCATTTATACCTTTTGTATTGCCGAAATCAGCTCCACCAATATCTTTTTTTAGATTTTCAGCGGTTTTCTTTAATGCAGCATCAATTTCAGCAAACTTTTTTATCGTTTCCTCAGCACTTGCTTTTATACCTTTAAATATATCTTCCTCTTGAAATATATCACTTGCGCTTATTTTCTTTGCCATATTCTTCTATCAAATTAAAATATTCTTTTGTCGTAATTGCTTTTACATTTATCCAACTTCCCAACCATTTACTCAGATGAATTAATGATTGTTCTATTGTCACTCCACTTCCTTTATTATTTAACATAGCGTCTAAATTCGCTATTTGCATCTCTATTTCTGTCAATTTAAACCGTTCACGTGTCACAATATAGTCAACTTCTAACAACGCTTTTTTCTTCATAGCGTTAAGAAGCTTTTTGTACATATCTGAAAGTCCATATTCGCTAATATAACTATCATAAATCCTTTGCCACGCTTCAATATCTTCCTCTTCTGTGCCGTTTTTATCTCTTCTAACGTACTCTAATTCATTCGAGGTACATTTTATCCAATTATGTAATGGAAGTTCATCAATAGCCTCGTAATAACCTGAGGCTTTCGGTATAGTATTTTTCTTTGAGCTCTTTGATAAGTTTGATTTTACTTTCATCAGTAAGCCCGAGAATTTTGTCCGTAAATCTTTCAAGTAAATCCGTGCCGTCATCTTTTATTCCATCAGCGTTAATAATTATACCATCAGGCAATACCTCCATCATAAATGATTTATAGAAGTCGCCAGTGTCTTTTAAAGTATAAGGTGTATTGGCTACCTTTTCGGGGTTGAATTCCATCTGTGTACGCAAAGAATAAACACCGATTACTTGATTATCTTCGTTAACTCCTTGCTCGAATAGTTGGTCAATACGTATAAAATCGAGAACTTTTGTCTTGAATTTCATATCTGAAAACACATAAAACCAAATTTCACGCTGAGAAAGTGCCTTACTGCGCTCCATCAAATCACCCAAAACAGTATCCATTAACCCCATTAGCACAAAGTTACAATAAAAAAAGGGTGCAACCGTAGCCACACCCTAATTTATCCTTTCTAAAGATAGTTATCACTTCTTAATTGAACGCTTTTTAACGCCTTTATTCGCTAATTCAAACGCTACCTTAACCACATTGGGCTTGATATGTTTGAACAACAAATAAGCATCTTTTAACGATTTGTCAGTCAATTGCTCAACTGCAAACTGTGTGTTCCCTACTTGAACGTACATTATACTTCAGTGTAAGATACTTCACCGTCAAATCCTGCCTTAGATACACTCAAAACCATTGCATCACCAGTTCCAGTAGTTGTATAAGTAGCAACGTATTCACCGATAGTACTTAAACTTTCAGTAACCGTTAAAGGCGTTACAGCAACTCCATTCGCCGTTAAAGTCCAATCAATTGACAAAGCACCGCTGTATGAAATCGGATTTAAAGCCGTTCCATAATCTAAAGCCGCTGTAAACGTCAAAGAACCCGCAGCAATAACTGAAGTTGTTAAATTAACGTCAATAAGACCTGTTAAATCATTGAAGTTAATACCCGCCTCAGTTGGCGTAATCATATACATAGTTGACTCATCGAATAAACGGTCAAAGTCAAATCCTAACATAATCTTTTGCGTAGTTGAATCCGTAGCAAATGTGAATGTCGGGTTAAATGAAGGGTTATCAACAGCTATTGGATACAAAGCATCACCTACTTTTGAACCTACTAAATTTCCGTTAATATCAACGATATAAACACCGAAATCAACACAACGATTATTTTGTAACTTACCCAATAATGTTGGCGTTGAATCATCTGCCCATAATTCACCTGCAAAACTTCTTTTACCTTGACGTAAAAATACCATTCTTCCACTATTCGCCTCTTCGAATTGGCTATCTGCCTTAGGCATTTCAACGTTTTCAAAGTTTGGAAGTGGGAACCATCTTTTTGTAGCATCTACTTCGTTGATTAGACTAGTCCAATTTGGAAGTGGTGAAGTCAAATCTATAAAATTTGCTGTTCCATCAGCCCCAAACAATGGAACCATTATTAATTTACTTGTTACGCTTTGTAACGGTACGCAATTTGGTCTCCCAGTGTTGCTTAATCCGCTTGCGCAATTACATCCTATACTCATAATTTTTGTTTTAATTAATTAACATTTACAATTTTCCTTATACTTTGTGAGTGTAATTCTTAACTCTACCCCTGATAAATTTGCGTCTAAAATGTTTTGAAACATTCCGTTTTCTTGTTCAACACCGAACCTCGTAAATTCGATAATTTCCCAATCTTCAATGGTTTTAAAATTTCTATTTCTGTTTATGGTCTCAATAAACTCTTTTGCGAGTTGCTCCATTGGGTAAACAACTTGCGTAATATGGTCAGCAGTGTAATAATTAGCGACATCGGTCTCATCTAAGAAGAATATTCTCACTGAACTTTCAATGTCAATAGTGCTTTCACGCCCAAACTGTTTATAATTCAAAGAACCGAGCAACCAAATAATTGGCGTTTTAGCCGTGACATCGTTACTTAAGATAGTCCATTCTCGGTTGGTTGCTTTTTTGGTTCCGTGAATAAAAAACGGTTGTGGCAAATTAATGACACCGTCTAGTGCTATTGAATCAATGTTTTCGCCAATTATAAACGTGTCAAAATCAACCTCTGTTAATAGAAATTCGTCTCCAATTACATTAGTAACTTTTTTCCCAACACGTGCCCATTTACTATTACAAGTGAACGTCTTTGGGTCACTATAAGTGCCATCGATAGTTGAATCCATCTGAGAAACAATGTTTCCGATAATAGTTGATAGTTCATTAATCATATCCAATAAGCTGTTTGTTTCTGAAAACCGTTAAAAGTATTGAAGTGACCCTTCCCGATATACGTTACCGTAAATGTTCCAAGTCCATCGCCACCCGTAACCGTTACCACTTCGTTAAGTTGATAATTACTTCCTGCTGCGTTAACTGTTCCTGACTCGATTAAACTACCATCTGTTAAGATATCAAGCGTTAAACCACTACCAAACGTAGCAGTCGTTGGAACATTTAAAGCATCTACATACGTTGTACCCGCATTCAATAACTCAACTGTGACCACTTGACCCGTTACAGCATTCATATTCACTTGTATGTACGTTTGAATAGCCTTATAACTTCGAATAGCTTCGTTATAACGTGCATAAATCATTGAGTAAAGCGTGCTAACGGGCTCTGAATTCTCACTTATTGGTCGAACATTTCCGTACGGAGTCATTTGATTAATTAAATCTTTCGAATACTCAAAGTAAATGAAGCCTTTCAACATCTCTTTTATACCGTCCGAAATTATCAACTGTCTAAACGTTAAATTCTCGTAAAACGGTTTGAACACCTTTAGAAAGTTAGGCGACTGTGGCACGTTTGCCAACAAGTCAGAATCAAATTCAGTGTATAAATTAGCCCCGAATAGTTCGATTAAATAGCGCTTTTCATACTTGTCGATGTAGTCCTGCAATTTAACAGTGTCATACATACCCGTACTAAGTTGATATTTGCCCGTGAAATCAGAAATAGTTACAATCATTACTTATTTTTTTAGTTTTCCGAAACCTCTCTTTAGAAATTGCTTAAGCATCTCACCGCTAATTTTGAAGATTGCGCCCTTCGGCAAGTGCTTTGATTGTCCGTTACCTTCAAATTCATAAATCACTTTGTCATCAAATTCAATAGTTGCTCTAACACCTTCACTATCCTTTTCATAATGCACATCAATTATCCGAGTATCAAGGTCAATTTCTGTTCCTGTAACGTCTCTTTTTACTGTTATTTCGGCATCGTTAACGTTTAATTTAACGTTTAAATCCTTTTTTTTACGAGTCTTCTTTTCCATTGTGCAAATTTAAAAGGGGGGTCAAGAATATCAACCCCCGTTATTTTTTAATTATGGTGCAACTTCTAATGCAGCAATTGCAGTAGCGATGTTTCCGTCAACGAATGCAGGATAATCGTTTTCCTTAACATATTGAACTAATCTAGCTTCAGCAAGGATAGTAACCATATTACGTTGGAAATCGTCATTTACATAACCTACTTGTACGTTCATAGCTTCACGCATTCTAACGTTTGACTTTGTGAAATCACCTACCAAGAAAGTACCTGCAACCATATTAGTTGTAGAAACAACGATAAGATTAGCTACTCTATTAACGTCCATCAAGAACATAGGGTAAGTGTATTCGCCTGTAGCAGTTTTCGTCAATTGCATTGCAGCAACATCAGCAGGATTCAATACAACGTGTGTTGGTTCGAAATTAGCGTTTTGGATTTGAGAAATAGCCACTCTAATAACATCTGAGATGTTTGGAGTAACAACCGTTCCTGCAAATGTACCAGCTGAGAAAGTCACTGAATTTGTCAAAATACCATTGATTCCACCTACTGCACCGTTCAACAAAGCATCTTCGATAGCTTGGTCAATTGAAGCCATCAAGTCAGTATTGATTTCCGATTGAACGAAAGATAAATCAGCAAGCATTTCCTTAGAAATCTTTACTGTTCCTGCGATTTTCTTAACCTCTTCTGAAATTTCCTCGTAAGAAGGTTGCCCCGAAATTTTGATTCCTGCTTCATCTACCCACTCAGAAACTGTTTGAACTTTTTGAGAAATATAAGTCACAAACTTAGAGTTAGTGATACCCATATTAACGATGTCACGTATCTTAATGATAGGACGAGCAATCTTAGATACTCCTGCTTCCAATGTAGATAATGCGATGTTACCAGTATAGTCACCATCGATAGTAGTGTCGTAAAGAGCTTTAGTCTCTAAAGACATCATACCGCCTTTTTCAGCTGTTTCCTTGATTTTGTCGATGTTAGAAACATACGCCTGAGAGATTGCCTCACCTAATGAACGTGGTTTACGCTCAGATTTGAAACCTTTTTCTGAGATAGCCTCCATTTTACCCTCAAAACGTGCTATTGCTTTCTCGATTTCTTGAGATTTTGCCTCTAATCCTTTAAGAGCATCTACATCACTTTTAAGACCATCAAGGTCAGATTTAGTTGGCATTGTAGCCAAAGTTGCGTTGAACTTTTCGTTGATTTTTTCAACTACTTGTTCTGGTGTTAAATTTTCCATACTTTTTTTTTTGTTTTTAGTTAAAATTTGTTTATTACTTCACTCCAATCAAATAGTTTCGGTACTGTTATTGGCTCGATAATTGGCGAATGTTCTTTTACGAACGGTTCACTTTTTGCGAGTATAAGCATTTGACTATTCAAATATTTTAATTTCATTTCCATTTCATAAAGGCGTTCATCACTTCCCTTACCATTTGCGAGACCTTTTATAAGCAAGTCAATATCATTTGAGATTTTAACCGCCTTTTCTACCTTATCTTCGCTCTTCATTACATCTACTACATACGTTTCGCTATTTGCTCCAAACGTTACAGCAGAACCTTCGTATAATTTTAATTCCGATATTTGATAGTAACCTTGAGAAGGTAAAGTGCTGTCATCAATCCACTTCATTTTATCTTGAATGTATTGAAACCCGATTGAATGTTCTCGAATTATTCCATCGTTATAATCGTTCCAAGCGTCCTCTCCAATTGTTGAATTACCTAATTGACCAACAGCATAAAGACCGATTTCATCTTCTCCAATTTGATTGAATTTACCGATTTGCTTTTCCCAGTCGTGCCATCTTAAAAATGCGATTTTACGGTTACTTGTTGAATCGGGACCACGTTCTAAAATAGATTTAGTGAATGACCCTTTCTTAATCATATCGTTATCCGCATCAATATTATCGAACTTCGCTAAATAGATTGCTACTTGTCGCTTATCGGAGCTTATATCCTTTATTTCGGCTGCTCCTTTTGTTTGGTAGTTAGTTGATTTCATAGTTAAAACGTTTGAGGTGTTTGAGGTATTTCGGGCGTTGCCGTTATCATTGATTCAGCGACAATACGGTCATATCCATAATAATTAACTAAGGTATTAACCGCTATTTCGTTAGTCATTTGTCCCGTTGCAACAGCTGTATTAAGTGCAATTATACCATTTAACCCTCCTACTGTTCCTCTTAATTCCGTTTGTGCTTGAATAAGTCCGTTTTGTTGCGCTTGTGCCTTGTCGATAGGTTCTAAAGTATAGCCAAATTCAGCTGCATATTGCTCTTTTGTTATAACGCCATCTGTTAATAATAGGTTATAAGCTGTTACCTTCTCAGTTAATGCTTGATATTCTGCCAACTCGTCATCTTGAAGTACTGGCAAATGGTCGAAACACGCTTCAATGCGTATACCTTCCTTATCCAATCCTAATTGGTGACAAATTGAATCATACATTTGCTGAGTCTCAGGAATAATCGTATCTGTATAAACCATACGAATAGAATCCTTAACATTGCTAAACGTGCTACCCTTCTCACTTGAGAACAGGTTAGCATTCATTCCGTAAGCATCTATAATAGCCATTTTGTCAGCTGTTAATTCCTCGAATAACATTAAGTCCCTTGTAGGATATGACATCGACTGCCAATTAACTTGACTTTCAGTAATGATTATTTCGTCTTTTGAACGGTTGTACCAATCCTTTTGGATTTCTCTTTTCTCTTCGGGAGTCATCGGAATAGCACCTCCGATATCACTATTCTGAGCAGATAAAATACCTATTGCTCCGATATTTTCAAGCAATACATTTCGTTTATGGTAACTTGCTTTGATGTTTGATAACGGATATTTAAGCGCATCTATTCTACTTGTCGGTTTGATGATGTTCATACCGTCCGTAGTTGTTAAATAAATAACATCTTCAATTGGCAAAGTTTCAATTTCGTTGTCATCATACTCGAATTTATAACCGTCAATAAGACCGTTCACGTCCATTTGTTTAAGCGTTTTGCCGCTCGTTTGTATCTGTATCTTATTACTTGGTAGCGGAACGAATAGATTACGTTGGTTAAACGCTCTTAACGGACAATAACCGAATGCATTTGAGTATAAAGCATCATTAACCGATAGTGAGTAGACAACATCTGACCAACTTTGTACAGGGTTTGGTCGATTAACCATATCTAAAAACCAATGTTCCGTGATTTCAACATTATCTTTATCGTATAACTTAGGAATGTTACTACTCATCATTGAAGCTCTCTTGTCGATTACGGCTCTGAACTCTGGAATAGTTAAAAACCACTCCCAAGCGTTGTTCGTGTCAATCCAAATGGCATTTTTTACACCCCACACTTGATTTTGTATAGGTTTTAAGCGGTTGAATTGGTTTATGAATCTATTCTGTTGACCGCTATTAACGCCAAAAAACGACTCCCAAAAATTTATCTCCATCTGAATTGATTAGAATTTAAGCAAAGTTAAGACAATTTTTTAAACATTGATTGAACAAATATAGATAATCCACTTAAGCAGTCAGGAGCGTCATCGTTCTTGTTCTTTCCTTCCTTACTAAAACTCAGTACATTTTGGATAAATAGCTCGCTTTGATTATCACCATTGCGTATAAAAATCATAGAATTCATTATGTGAGCACTACTCATTATTATCCTTGTTATCTTATTTTGCGTGTTATGTACTTGTAGTGTTTTCGTCCTTGTTAACGTTCTAAGTTGACGCTCAAACATTGCGCCCATTGAATTACTTTCTACCCTACAATAACTGACGTTCCATTTATCCAACATTGCAGCCGTTTGTGGTATCGTTATATCGGTATTATCTCTAGTCATTAAATAGTCCACAATAAACAGTTGTTTCTTCACAATTGCGCAAATTGCAACAGACGTATAATCAGTACCTTGGTCACTAACGTCCACGTAGCCAAGACAACCTTCAATCGGGTTTGATTTCGTGATTTCGGCAAACTCCTCTTTTGATAAGAAATTAAGATTATTGAACAACCGTCCTTTCATATCTACGGGTTGTTGTTGGTATTCTGCCTCCCAAATTTCGGGCGCTGTACGCTTCTTTTTTTCGATATATTCAGCTGTTGTTAGCACGTCCTCACAAAATGATTCCCCTTGGTCATTCATCGCGCTTACAATAATTGACTTGTCGTATATCTTTGACTCAATATTGCGGCCTATAACGTCGTTTAAACTCCAACGTGTGCCTATATCAATCCTTGCGCAACCGCTTTCAAACCTACTATCGTGTGTTGATTCCTTCCATTGATTGATTCTATCATTCACAGTGTCGGATAATGCGTCTTCAATACCTCTATAAAGGTCATCCGTTATTGCAACGTTTGACGCTCCAAACCCGATAATAGTACCCCCAACACCCGCACCAAAGTACCCTACTTGCTTACTTGTGTTAGTATTCCACCCTTGAAGGTTCGATTTGTCATCAGATAGGCTTACATTGGGGAATATAGAGCGGTATTTATCACTCTTTACGATTGCTCTAACATCATAACTGAACTTCAAGAACAGCGTAGCCGTGCAAGTGTTACGCATAACTGACTTGGTAGGGTTTCTTCCTATCGTCCACGCACAGAATAACGAAGTGATATACGATTTACCTGCTCTTGGTGGCATTGAAACGCTTAAACTTTTGATTGTTTTCTCTTCAATTTCTTGAAAAGCATCCGCTATTTCTTTAAGGAACGGTCTGTTTACGAAAAAAGTACGGTCATAAGCCAAACAAAACTCCCACAGTGAACGTCTTGAAAGCTCATTTCTAAGCATTCGTTTAGCGTATTCCTTACGTTCATTCATCTTCCTTTAATAAGTCCCTTAATTCATCCGTAGTAAGGTTTGACAAGTCTATTTCGGTGTTCGTTTGTTCTATTTGTTGAACGGGTGCGCCATAACCTGAATCCATTAATGCCTTGTATGCGTTTGTGTCGCCATCTCTCGCTTTTTTTATCAATGCTAAGGTCATCAAGTCCTCTTGACTCATTGTTTCATTCTCACCCGTCAATGGGTTTTTAAGCGACTGATTTACCTCTAACCATTTACGGGCAATTGTAGCTCTTCCCTTTGCTCCCTTAGGTCTTCCGCTTGGATTTCCGCTCTCACCTTTTTCCCATACGGGCTTAATATCTTTATATCCTGCCATGTTCGTTGTATTATCGTTGTTTATATCAATTCCTGACCTATCGGTATAAATAGTTTTTCATCGGGTTGATTTTTATGTTTTTGCACACCACCTTGCAACGTGCTTTTTTGACTAAATGAAAGCAATACTTCAAAGTCATTCGGAGCGTCATATTCAGAAATGTAAATTTTATTAGTCTTTGCTATTTGCCGTACCCAATCCCAAAACTTTACATGATTAAAACTCCCCTCTTTATATTCTGCTGTTCCTTGATAAGGAGGGTCACAATATACTATTGCATTTTTTGGTATTTCAACTTCATTATAACTTTTATTATGTATTTCGAGTCGTTCGAGTTGTTGGAGTCGTTCGAGTTGTTCGAGTTGTTGGAGTCGTTCGAGTTG